GGTACAGCCTTATTTGATAATAGTGTTGATTTTGAAGATGATGTGACCTTTAACGGTACTGTTGAGTTTGAAGATGATGTGACCTTTAACGGTAGTTTATTGAATCTTAATCAATTAGATCTTACTAGCGGTGGTTTACTTAGTGTCGATACAAATGTTTTATTAGCCAGCGGATCATTAAACAAAGTTGGTATTAATCATACACCTACTTCTAGCTCAGCAACTCTTACTGTAACTGGTGATATTACAGCTAGTGGAACTGTTACAGCAAATAGTATTACTAGTACTAATATGCTAAGTTCAGTAGCTGGGGATTTCGAAGCTGACGGTTGCGAGCTTGGCATAAATGGAGCCGATATTATATTTTCCGGTCCTGTTAGTTGCGATGATGATATAACTTTTGGTGGTTCTTTAATAGGTATTAGTGATTTAATTGTTGACAGTGGCGGTACCTTACAGGTCGATACAAATGTCTTAGTAGCCGATGGATCGGGAAATAGAGTTGGTATTAATCATACACCCAATTCTAACTCAGCCGCTCTTACTGTAGCTGGTACTGTTTTAGTAACAGATAGTAGTGGAGATCAAGCTTTAGATCTTGGACATGATGAAGGATTTGTTTATAGAATAGGAGATCTTGATGAAGTAGCGGGTGGAACCCATATAGAAATAAATTCTAATGATGAATTTGTTACTATTGATGGTGGTGGACTTAGTATAGGTAAAGCTTTAGGCTCTGGAAAAAATTTAGACGTTGCCGGAGATGTATTATTCAATAATTTAGAAGTTGAAGGAACGTTAACTGCGTCTGGAGATGTAGAGGTTCAAACCACTATGGAGTTGACTGATGGAGCTGGTATTGAAGCAACTGGTACAATTGAAACAACTAAGGCTATACAACCCGGAACATTTGCAAATACAGCTGCAAGAGATAGCGCATTTCCTTCACCTACAGCTGGCATGATAGTATTCGTAACAGATGGTGATGGTAGCGGAAATCCAAAATTCCAAGGTTATACTGGAAGTGCTTGGGTTAATTTCAACTAAGCGCACATAGTCTAATCATCACTGAATGATTAGTTTATAATGTATAAATAGAACTATGGCTAAACCGAATTCAAGACAAACATTAATTGATTATTCACTTCGAGCTTTAGGTGCTCCAGTAATTGAAATTAATGTTGATGAAGATCAATTAGAAGATCGTGTTGACGAAGCTTTACAGTTTTATCAAGAATATCATTCTGATTCGATAGTACGAAATTATCGTAAACACCAAGTTACAGCAACTGATGTAACAAATGGTTATGTTGAAGTACCCGATTCGATGATATTTGTAAATAGTATATTTCCAATTACTGCAAGTTCGTCACAGGCTGGATTATTTTCAGTTGAATATCAAATGCATTTGAACGATCTTTACAACTTACGTCATCCAGGTGTTTTAATCGATTATGAAATGACAAAGCAATATATGGCTTTAATCGATTTAAAAATTAATGGTATGAGTCAGAGAAGTACATTCTCTCGTCATCAAAATCGAGTCTATATTGAAGGAGACGATTTACAAGAAGGAATATTCATTATTGTTGAAGGCCATGAGATTTTAGATCCAGATACATTTACAGATGTATATAACGATATGCTTCTAAAAAAATATCTTACAGCTTTGATTAAACGCCAGTGGGGATTAAACCTTATTAAGTTTGAAGGAGTTCAACTTCCAGGTGGAGTCACACTCAATGGTCGTCAAATATATGATGATGCAATTCAAGATATTGAAAAGATTGAAGAAACTATGCAATTAACTTATGAAAAACCCATCGACCTATTTATGGGATAATGTACTATGCCAAGAAACGTTTATTTTTCTCATGGTACACAAGGCGAGAAGCGTCTTTATGAAGACATAATTATAGAAAGTCTTCGTATATACGGTCATGATTGCTATTATATACCGAGAACGATCGTAAATGAGGACTCTATTTTTAATGAGAGCGAATTAAGTAAATTCGGAGACGCATACTTAATTGAAATGTATGTTGATAGTGTTGATGGTTACGAAGGCGATGGCACTCTTTTAAGTAAATTTGGATTAGAAGTAAGAAATCAAATTAGTTTTGTTTTATCTCGTAAACGATGGAATAATTTAATTGGCAGATTCGGCAATGAACCAAATGAATTAATTCGTCCAAAAGAAGGAGATTTAATTTATCTACCTCTTGTTAAAGGTTTATTTGAAATTCGATTTGTTGATGGCGATACACCGTTCTATCAACTTCAAAATATGCCAACGTATAGACTTACGTGTGAATTATTCGAATATGGTGATGAAGCAATCGATACTGGTATTGCAGAAGTAGATACATTTGAAACACAGTTTGCCACACGAACTACTTTAGAACTTGGATCTGGAACAGGTGCATACACTATCGGTGAAGATGTTACACAAACAGATACTACAGGAGACATAATAGTAACTGGAGAAGTTTCGCGAGATTATACTGATGGAGGAACACACTACTTAGATATTACTAGTCAAGCTGCAAATTCACCAACAGCAAATGTAAACGGATCAGTCAGCGGAACTACAATTACAATAGATGGTAATGTCGGTACACTAATTTCTGGAATGAGAGTACGTGGTGCTGGAATAGGAGATTTTGTCACAATACGAACTGTTACAAATCAAAATAGTATTATAGTTGATTCTTCAGTTTCTTTAGTTGATGATACAGTATTAACGTTTGAACACGAAGCTTCGAAACAATTATTTAGAGCAAGTGCTGGAACAGTTGGTAATATTATAGGAGCGAAATCTGGAGCAAGCTATTCAGTCGGATCGTTAGATTCATTTACATCTCTTAATAATAATGATCCTTATGCAGACAACGAAGAATTTGAATCAATTGGTAATAACTTTATTGATTTCTCAGAGATTAACCCATTTGGCGAGGTAGATATTACATAATATGTTAGACGGAGTACATTTTTATAATCAGACACTTAAGAAGTCTGTAGCGGTTTTTGGAACACTTTTTAATAATTTAAAGGTTCGTAAAACTGGACAGGGAGAAGTACGTGTGCCTTTGGCATATGGACCAAGAAGTAAATTTTTAGCTCGCATAAAACAAGATAGTGATTTAGAAGATCAAAAGCTAGCAATTAAGTTACCCCGTATGAGTTTTGAAATCACATCAATTGATCGTGATAGTTCAGTTGCTTTAAATAAAGCAAATAAAAAAATGCTTGATATAGCTGGTACAGAATTAAATAAAAACATACTTCGACAATCTGTACCGTATAATCTTGGAATGCAACTAAATATTTTGTCTAAAACACAAGATGACGCATTACAAATATTTGAACAAATATTGCCAACGTTTGTTCCTGATTATACTGTTGCTATTAAAGATATGGATGGTGTTGGAAATTCTGTTGATGTTCCAATCATTCTTACTGGCACATCTTTTACTGATGAATACGAAGGTGATTTTGAAACACGAAGAACTATTGTTTATATTTTAGATTTTGAAATGAAAGTTAGATTTACTGGAAGAGTTGTTAGTAAGCCAACTATTCGAACTGTTACTGCAGATTTATTTAATAATTCAACACCAGAAACTGCACAAGATGCTATTGATCGAGTACAAACTGATTTAGGTTCAGTTAATGACACGCGTGATAACTTTACAACAAACACAACGTTTGGATTTTGATAATGAATAAAACGAAAGATGATATTTTAAATGCTCTCGAAACAAACCTTCCACAACAACTAAAAAAGATAAAAACTGAGGTAGCTCAGACAGAAATCGTTGTTGATACCGAAGAAGATTACGCTTATTCAAGAGAGAAAATAAAAGACTTGATTCAAAAAGCTGAAGAAGCTATCGATAATATGATGGTTCTTTCAAGCGAAACTGAACATCCGCGTGCATTTGAAGTTCTTGCAGGTATGTTTAAAACAACTACCGATATGATGGATCAACTTATTACTTTACAAAAGAAGCGAAAAGAATTAACACAATCTGAAGGACAAAAACCTGGAACTTCAGGTAATACTACAAATAATGCAATTTTTGTTGGATCTACTACAGAACTACAAAAGTTTTTGAATAATAATGACAATAATTAATGGTGAATATGGATATTTGGGAAATCCTCTTGTTAAAAGAGATGGTATTAGCCAAAGCTTCACAGAAGAACAAGTATCAGAATATGTAAAGTGTATGAAAGATCCCATATACTTTGCTAAGAAGTATATTAAGATAATATCTTTAGATTCTGGATTAGTGCCATTTGTTCCGTATGAATATCAAGAAAAAATGTTTAATCATTTTAATGATAATCGCTTTTCTATTATTTTAGCATGTCGCCAATCT